GCCTCCGCCCTTGCCACCTTTTCTGGTTGATTTATTATCTTTTCGGGATTGAGTTCCACCTTTTGTCTTACTTAAATAATCACCTCTTGCCATTTCTATCTCCTACCTAAATTTATGATGTTGTAAAACTTCCATCGTTTGATATTGCTGTACCTGCTGCACCGCCTGCTCCGCCAGCACCAACACTTTCTCCACTACCGTTAGCTCCATTAGAACCATTAGCCCCACCAGCACCGCCTGCTCCGCCAGTACCACCTATAGCATCACCATCTACATTTGCACCAGCACCGCCATTACCAGAAGAATCTCTATCTCCAGCACCACCGTTAGCAGCACCACTCCTAGGTGTTGAGCCACTTACTTCACTACTTTTTGTTCCACCTATTCCAAAAGAACGACCACCGCCACCACCACCACCGCCAGCTCGGTCATCTCTTGAAAAAGCTTGGTTAGCAAAAGCACCGCCTCCGCCACCTCCGCCTCCGCCACCGCCAAGAACGTGTGGAAGACTTGCACTATTATTATTATCAATGACAATGTCTTTTTCTACAAGTAATCCAATTCCGCCAGTACCACCTGCACTACCATTAGCAGCAGAATTACCACCAGTACCACCAGTTCCTCCAGCACCAACTATATAACCATCATTAAAAATAATAGTTAGTATGCCTTCAATTTCAGTACCAGTTTTAAAAGCAGGAACATTAACATCGTCAGAATAAACAAAAATATCACCGGGAATAATTACATCTACATCGCCTAATTTAGCTTCAGCAGTAATTAAAAAATAATTATCTAAATCTATATTTGCTGTAACGTCTGGAATAGTAACTGTAGTTTTATTTACAAAAAATGTTTTCCAAGTTCCTAGGTCGTTTACTTGTCCTTTAACAACTCTTTTCCAAACACCGCTTTCTTTTACCTGTATGCCAGACACAGTTTTATGTACGCCTGCATGTTTAACTTGTGTTGCTGGAGCAGTTGGCATTAGCTAACCTTATAATGAATATCACCATTAGCACCACCACTAGCATCACTTGTGCTAATTGTTCTTAAACCAGAACCATTAGTACGAGTTAAATCTTCACGACCTTTGTATGCTCTAACCCAAGATGTTGAAGCTGCTAATGCTTGGTCACTAGCATCAGCTGCTTTAATTGTACTAAATGCATTATTTACATCTCCAAGAAGTTCAGCTTTAGTTTGTATTGAATTTTTAATTGTTTCAAATTCATCAAAAAAATCTTGACCACTAATTATTTTATTAACGTCTGTATCTGGTAACGAATCTTTAGCTTGCCAATCTATTAATATACTATAATTTGCCATTATCTTATTTTTCCTTGTTTATGTAAAAGTGTTAAATTTTGTAATGATGTGGAAAAACCATTACTTATTATATCAATTTGAATTTTTAAAAATTTAGCAGAACCTATTAATGGAGTTCTGTATTCTTTAATTCCGTATACAGGTGCAAAAGTAGCATTACGAACATGGTTTGCTGCAAGGTGTGTATGACTTACAACTGTTCCTGTTCCAACACCAACAGCAGCCGCTTTAAATATAGAACCTACTATATAAGTAGCACCACTTGTACCAGCAGCAGTATTCCATTGGGCTTGTGTCGTGTTACCAAGACTTGCAATAGCATAAAAATCATTAACTACAAATGCACCTGCGGTAACTGTAGAAACTGTATGTGCTCCATATAATGTACTAGCAGGTTGAACTATTTTAATTTTTCCTGTTCCCGGACTTTTTCCCCATAAAGCATTAAAGCCAATAGTTCTTGGATTTAAAATTAAAGATGTTATTTTAGAAGATGTAAGACTAAAATCTTTGTACCATCTTAAAAATAAAGTAGAGCCAGAGCCTCCTTCTAAAACCATAAATAATTTTTTTAATAATGATGCTTGTACTGTTTCTCCTAAATCTAACCATACTGTTGCAAAAGAACTTGTATATGAATCAGAACTTCCACCTCTAGTTGTATCATAATATCCAAAATATTCTGCAATACCACCATTTTTTTGTCCTACTAACATACCGTAATCAGTAGTATAAATTATACTTGATGGATTTCTGTCTTTAGTAAAAGTCCAAGTTGTTATTCTTGGTGCTTCATTAGGCGTTAAATGTTTAAAATCAAAAACATAAGTTAAATTAATAGTTGGAAAAGACAAAATATAAACGCCTTCATTTTCAATATAACCAGATGTAATATTTAAAGTTTGTGCTAAATTTCTAATTAATGTATCTTTAATATTTACAGACAAATCAGTTAAAGGAACTTTATCTTTTTCTGAAGTACGAGCTAATGACCTAAGTCCAGTAGAAGATAAGAAAACTAAATCATCTCCAATAGCTTGAACTGTATCTCTTGCAATACAACCTATTCCTCGTATAACTTCACTAAGTTGCATTTGTGATACGGAGTCTGGTCTTGAATATAAAGCAATATTGTTTTTACCAAAAACTGCAAGTTGACCATAAAAAGGTGCTATTGCAATAATGTCATCTTTACCCCATACATTTTTTAAATTAAATGCACCACCGCCATTTTGTAAACTAAAATCATCTCCATCTAATAAAGCAGAATAATGTAATACATCTTTTTCTTCTGCTACTCCACCTACCCAAAGTCTTCCATAAAAACCAACACCGCAATTAGGTTTAAATTCTCCATTAGTAACACTTTTAGGAGCAGTATCATTTGTAACAACAGCATTATCTAAATGATGTGTAGCAATTGAGTTATTTGCACCTCTAGTACAACCAGTAAATGTTGTAGATGTTTTGCCAGTATAAGTAATTATTTCATCATCAATAATTATTTTTCCAGTAGTAGGAAAACCAGTTGTGCTATCTACTGTAATAGTAGTAAGAGTAGGATTAGTTTTAATTTCTACTACTTTTCCATTAGTACCATCAAGAACTTCTCTAACTAAACCAGTTCCAATACCTAAAACATTATTTGCAGTAAACACTTCATCTACTGCTGGGCTAGAATCAGCACCAGAAGCAGTAAGAGAAGTAGCTGAATCTCCTAAATTAATAATTTTATATACTGTACCAGCTACCATTTTGTTCATTGCTATTAATTCACTTTGACCGTCAGCACCTTTATGTGTTGCAGTAAAAATTTCACCTACAGCATTGTCAGTATTACCACCAACTAAATCAAACGGAGTAGGTGGCGTGCCTAAAGCAGTAATTTGATAAGTTTTATCTGCCAAAATTCCATTAGTTGCGTGTTCAGTATCAGTTATTTCAGAACCATTGGCAAGGTTAATTGCATTAGTTGCATCAGCAGTTGACCATTTTTCACCAGCTGCAAGAGAACCATCATATCTTTGAGGCACTACTCCTTCATGTAAACAATGTAGTCTATTATTAAAATTAATAAACTGCCAGTTTCCTGTTGTATTAGCTACAGTATGTTTAACATCAGCACCACTTGAAGGAAAAGGAGTGTTGGGAGTTGCAAAATTTGTTGTATAAATTGACGTTCCAAAACTTGCAAATATTTTAATTGTTCCTTGGTCGTTGTGTTCAACCATAGAACGTATTTCTTCATTTACTTGAGTTGTTTTTTGGTCAAAACCTTTTCGTATAGAAACACGACCAGACTCTTTAATAACTATATTTTCTGCTTTTACAAGCCAAGCTGCTTCTAGTGATGCAGGATTAGTTTGAGTATTTAAACCATTAATACCTATATCAATTAAAGGATTATATGATAATTGTTTTGCCATTAGTTAATATACCAATCTGATTCATATTGAGTATTTGCACTATCTATTATAATAGCCTGTTTAATTGCTTCACTAGCTTCTTGAGCCATTAAACTAGATTGTGTTCCACCATCTTCTCCACGCTCTGCAATTGCTCTTGCCCAAGCACCCAATATAACAGGTTGTGATGGAATTTTTAAAATTGTAGTAGCTAAAGTTAATTCATCTTGATGTTTTACAATGTCAAAAGAAAGTGTTTGCACTTCTGTAGGAATTGGTGATAAATCTATTTTTAAATTATTAGAAGTATCACTACCATTAAATGCGTAGTACAGAGGCTCACCAGTATCGTCTGTAGGGTACTTTACTGTATTGATGTACACCTTGCTTACTTGATGTAAATGTTTGCCTGTAGCGTTATTTACAGCATCTACAATTTTAATCTCTTGACCAGAGTTTAAGTTGTAATTTTTAGTACCAGCAACAGTATTAATACTTACTGTTTCTCTTAAAATTAACCAATCGTGATAAGATTCTATACTTCTTTTTGCATCATTAATTAAAGAGCCTACAACTTTTTGATAATCTGAAACATTATTACTATCATTAATATTGCCAGTCCAATCAACAGGTATTGTATCTTCTCTTAATCTAATTAATATTTGATTAATTAACCCTCTGTATGTCATAAGCTATCCTTTAATTATTTTGCCCCAAACTGAGCCTTTTCCTTTTACAATATCTACAACTTCTACTTGAAAATTTCCATTATCAAAAAAAGTTACAATTCCAAAAGCATGATTCCAGTTATGTAATCTACCTTTTAGCCATGTGTTATTTTCTGCCGACATATCTTTTAAACAGCCCATTGCCCACGAACTAATGTTTCCATCTAACAATCTTGTGGCTGAGTGTCGAGCCACATCGTGAACATGCCCGTACATTATGTTTGTTCCGTAAGCATCTAAATGTTTCTTAGCATGATTAACGCCACAATAAGCACCATGTATAAAAGACAACTTACCAATGGTTAAAACCTCATTATACTTACGATACTCATATCCTCTTTCATCCCACTTACAAGCATTTTTAAATGTGTATTGGTCTAAATAAGGATTTTCTTCTACAAATGCATCAAGCCATTCATCGTGATTACCCGCTAGTATATGTCGTTCTTTACATTTAACTTTATCTAAAGCCTTATCAAACCTATCTATTTGTTTGTTAACTGCTTTAATTTCTTCATCTATTTCTGGAAGCTGGTACTCTAATGGTGGTCGTTTTCGTCTTTTATATCTATGACCAGACACAGAACTCCATTCTCCAACATCACCCAGATTAATAAATATGTCTGGTTTAATAAAATCTATTGCCTCTAATACTACTTTGACTGCTTTTTCATCATGTATCGGAAAATGCTGGTCGGGTATAACTATAGCCCTTTTCATTTATTACCTACCTTTTGCTAGTTGTGCTCCAAAGTAGAATTCGATTATCATTGTTGCCCATCTAAATATTTCATCAAACTTTAACATCCCTTCTACAGTCACATATTCTATCACATCTGGAGTTAATTGCAATCCTAAGA